GGCATGGCAGCAATGGCAAACACGTTAGTTAATACACCGCCGGCAATAGTAAATGCAAACAAGCCCATACCGCACAGCGTTACAGTGTTGCAAAATTTGCAGGCCGGTAAACTTGCACCAGCCGCAAGTTTGGGCAAGTGGGCAGCGCACGCTAACAGCACCTTTTGCCTAACTAAACAAGGCGCCGCAAGCCCGCAGCTTGCGGCACGTTTAAACAGCAACGCCAAAAACGGCCCATGCCCGTTTTTGCAGGCACTATATGCTGGGGCGCAAAGGGGCCAAACACTTGCCCAAGCTTGGGCGCAATGTGCAAACATTGCAGGGCATGGGCAGCAAGGTCGCGGCATGGGCGGGTATACTGCCGCTAGTGCATTAACCTACTACCTTGGCGGTAAGTGGTTTACCTTGCAAGGCTAAACGCCTAACTTACAAGCCCGCGCAAGCGGGCTTTTTGTTGCAGGTATATAACTAAATGCGTAGGTATATAGTTATGCAACTATGTTGCACGCCAGCCAACCAGCCAGCCAGCCAGCCAGCCAACCAGCCAACCAACCAACCAACCAGCCAGCCAGCCAGCCAGCCAGCCAGCCAGCCAGCCAGCCAGCCAGCCAGCCAGCCAGCCAGCCAGCCATGCACGCAAATAGGTTAGGGTATAGTAGGTAGCCTAGCGCATATTGCGTGCAAGCAAGGCATGTTATAGCGCGCCCTAGCCCTATGTTGCACAATGCAACACCTGTGCATGGTACATGTGTACTAGTGGGTATGTGCTGGCATGCCCTATGCTATTAGCAAGCGGCGTGCCAATGGTACAAACGTACTAGTGAGGGCGACCAAGCAAGTAACGTGCCAGCCGACAGGTAAACGGCGAGGGGCATGGAACCTAGAATAAACGGCGATGGGTCCCATGGTATACCTCCCTTACTCCCAGGCTGTCGAGCTTTATTAATTAGGACAGGCTGTCGAGCTTTATTAATTAGGACAGGCTGTCGAGCTTTATAGAACCGCGATGTCACACGGTTCTCAATATGAGACGACAAAAAATTTTAAAATTTCAAAAATTATGGTACAATTCGATAAAGAAGATTGGTTAATCTTCGTAAGACAAAGGATAGATAACATGGCACGCCCTCGCAAACGCAAGCAAGACGACGAAAAAGAACCGTTCAGCCTCGGTGAAGACTTTGTTCCTGAGGTAGTCAAACCATTTGTTCCTAAGCGTTACAACGCCGAAGGCGAACTATTGACTGATGTGGTTGGAGGTGAGAACGGTCCTGCAGGCCTTGGCCGAGATCCTTTGGTTGCACAATATCTCCTGCCCGAATGGTCAAAGAACATAAGCGACGCATTGATTAATCAGGCGAACATCAAGGGTAGTCCTGGATTTGACCCTGGATTTGAGCAAGCGAAGCAGGTAGAGCAAATGACCGCATTGGGCCTCAGTGTCCAAGACATTGCTGCGACCTTGAGAATTGAACCCAAGCTCTTAGAGAAGTATTATAAATACGAGATTGAGACAAGCGCACAACGCATCAATCAAGCCGTAGCAAAAGTCGCCCTCCAGAGTGCCCTCGGAGGCGACACGGACATGGTGCGCTTTTGGCTCAAGACGAGAGCTGGTTGGAAAGAGACCAAGGTCAACGAAATCACCGGAGCCAACGGAGGTCCGATTCTATTTGCCGAAGTTAAACAGAACTTCCTCAGCGCGATCGAGGCAGAAATTACTGATATTGATTACGAGGATGACAAGTGACCAACGTCCTCAAGTCGACTGACAAACCGTCAATCGAATATCTCTCGGCCCGAGAGAAGTTCGACAGTCTCCCTGCGAAGAAGCGTGCCGAAATGGTACGCGCAATGTCAGACGAAGACGCTGCAAAACTTCAATACGATTGGGAGTTCCTTGGTCGCCCGAAACAGTTGGCTCCAGATCACAAGAAGTCGAAAGCGACCTCTTATTGCATGTGCGCCTATCTCCGCGCTCAAAGTCAGACAGACAAAAAATTAAAAATCGAAAATTTTCCTGGGTGTCATTTACATTCGCGAAGTGAATGTAAAGATACACCAAGCGAAGAAGAGAAAACGAGCATCATAATTGCTTATGAACCACCTGATGAAGATGGATGGAAGCCTCTAAAACATCTGAAGCCGGACGTTTGGATCAAAGAGGTACCTAATCCCAATGACGAAGTTTGTGAATTCCGCAGACAGTGGGCGACATGGGTTCTATTGGCAGGCCGTGGATTTGGTAAGACTCGCGTAGGGGCAGAATTAGCAAGAGAAATGGTAGAAACCGGGCAAGCCCGTCGTATCGCAGTCATCAGCCCAACTGCCTCTGATGCCCGTGACGTTGCGGTAGAAGGGCAATCCGGTCTAGTCAATGTTTGCCCTCCGTGGGCGCGTCCGTTGTACGAGTCAACTAAACGCCGAGTCACTTGGCCCAACGGAGCGCAAGTATCTCTGTTCTCAGCAGAAGAACCGGAGCGTCTTCGTGGTCCTCAATTTGACTTCGCATGGTGTCTCATAGCAGGAACGCTTGTTGAGACTGAATTTGGTAAAAAGCCGATCGAAACTATAAAGATAAATGACCGTGTTTGGACGCGAAAAGGTCTTAAGAAGGTCTATGATGTTCAAATGACCGGGGTAAAACCGATATTTGACGTGTTTTTATCCAATGGAAATGTGTTGAGTGGTACAGGTGAACACAAGGTTTGGGTTGAGGAGACTTGCTGGCTAGAGTTGCAAAAATTAACTCCTGGTGCTAAACTTTTAGCATTTGAAGGAGTTGAAAAATGCGAATCATATACAAAGGAACCAGTTACGCTCCAAAATTTGGAGGTTATCTCACAGACAGAAATGGCTTCGCCTTACACCGGGTCGTTTATGAAGAAGTCCACGGGAAACTATCGGATGGACTTCAGATCCATCATAAAGACGGAGATATTTATAACAACGATATATCGAATCTTGAAGCATTATCTTCAAGCGATCATCAAAGGACTCACGAACTCAAAGGTTGTGTCGCAGAATCTTCTGAAAAGAAGAGAGAATATTCTAACAAATACTGGTCTACAACAGAAGGTCGATACGTTACGTGCGAATGTTGCGGAATCGAGTTTCACACCTACTCAAACCACATCAGATGGTGTTCAGATGAGTGCGGGGTTGAAGGAAGAAAAAGAAACATTCCTAAAAAGATTAAAGAAACTCACAAAGAATGTATTTGTAAGAAGTGTAAGAAACCTTTTCTTACAGAAAGAAGGCGACCGTTTTGTTCTGAAGAATGTTATTCAAAACGGTATGAATATCCCAACGACTGTATTATCTGTGGAACCACGTTTATCGCAGACAATAAACAATCAACCTGTTCACCGATCTGTGGATATGAACTCAGAGTTCTTGTCAAATCATCAGACGGAGACTTTTGGAAAAAGTTGCAAGAACGCAATAAATCAGAATGGTTGGCAGCAAGAAAAAGAAGTTTGGAATCTTAGTATCGAAGATGAACATGAATTTTTTGCAAGCGGGGTGCTTGTGAAAAATTGTGATGAAATCGCAGGTTACGATGTGAACACGCAACAGATGACTTGGGATATGCTCCAATTCACTTTGCGCTTGGGTAACAACCCACGATGTGTTGTAACGACGACTCCGAAACCCACTCCATTGATTCAGCAATTGGTCAAACTCGCACGTCATCCGATCAATAAGATGATTATGACGACCGGGAGCACTTACGAGAACAAGACAAATCTTGCCACACCGTTCATGCGGCAGATTACGCAATATGAAGGTACAAACCTTGGTCGTCAGGAGATCTATGCCGAACTGATTGATATTGAAGAAAGCGGTATTCTGAAGAGAAGTTGGTTCAAACAATGGCCGTCGAAGAAAGCGATGCCAGAATTTGAATTTGTTCTACAGAGTTACGACACTGCATTCACAGAGAAAACTGAAAATGATCCTACAGGATGTATTGTTTTTGGTGTATTTCGTCCAGGTCCAGACGAACCTCATTGCGTCATGTTACTGGATTGTTGGACTGAACATTTGAAATATCCAGAACTTCGTAATCGTGCGAAAGATGATTATAAGAACACTTACGGTGATCAAGAAGCACCTGTTGATATCCTACTGATTGAAGACAAAGGTTCAGGTATTCCTTTGATCCAAGATTTACAACGAGCAGGATTGCCAATACGGAAATACAACCCCGGTCGCCCTGATAAAACGATGCGTCTCCATGCGGTCAGCCATTTGGTCTACAACGGAAGAGTCTACATTCCAGAAAGCAAGCAAGTTCCAGGGGAATTTGTCACATGGGCAGAAGATTACTTGCGCGAGGTTTGCGCGTTCCCAAACAGTCCACATGACGAGATGGTCGATTGTACGACACAGGCATTAAGTTTCTTTAGAGATCAGGAGTGGATCTACATTGATCCCGAGCCGAAGAAAGATGAATGGGAAGATGAAGAAACGTGGGAAGAAGGTTATGTAAACCCTTACGCGGTTTAATATTTGAGCTATACTACCCTCAAACATTTGAGCTGGTGAATAACGTGGAAACTCTTGACGAACTTCTCAAAAGAATTAAAGAAAAGAACACCGTAAAAGCGCCCTCACGTAATCCGCTTGTCGCACCGCAAGCTGATATGGCGAAGATGGTGAAGGCTCTGCTGAACAAATACGAAACGAAGAAAGTCGGTAAGATCGATTCCCCTTGGAACAAATACGGTACAGGTCACGAACTCGGCTCGTTACTCTTTGGCGAATCACCTGAACTCCTTGACGACATGTCCTACGGTCTCAACCCGTTGACCTCTGGTGGCAGAACTGGGCGCATCCCCATCCCTGATAAACGTTTACTTGACATGCCTGTCCCGACGCCTGCAGAAGGTATGCTCGGCGTTATCAAGAACAAAGGTGGAAACTGGCTCACCGGATCGGTTGAAAACGCTTTGAAGGGGTTGAAAAAGACATACGGAACGACAGGAAAACCTGTTGAAGAAATATTACAACAGTTGAACGCCAAATACACTCCTGAAGAATTAGCTAGATTAGAAACAAGTAACCCTGATCTCTATAATAAACTTGTTTCTAATCTAGCAGGTCACCGCGCTAGATTAGAACCACAAGCAGCAACGAACCAATGGATCGACGGCCCGCTCGTAAACTACATCAAGAACTCAATGGCAACTCCGGAAGATCCGATTCGCCTGCGTGCAGATCGCCTTGCTCAAAAAGCAGAAGATCGATATTACGCAGCAAAAGAAAAAGCATTTAACAAGTATCCAAACGACGAAGATCTAGTTAAACGTACAAATGATATCACTCGCGCTCGTGAACGTTACGAAGATGAAATGTCGGGCATTTTACATTATGAACCTGATCAACTTGACAATCGGATAACAAATTTTGTAAATCGAAGAGAACTCGGCTTCCCTGAAGAGGGGTTTGCGTCTACGAAATTGGGTAGACAGTGGGAGAAAGAATCGGACTGGCTTGCGACACCTGAGAAAGCTGATGAATATTTACATGAATTCACAGGAAACCCTTCAGTAATAGACCAAAAACTTCTATCTGAAAACCCTTGGTTAACAACTATTCCTCCAGAAAGCTCTGTTCATTCTCTTGACACTGCCGCACCAAGGTATCTCGGACTAGACCATCTCACCGACGAAATCGGCAACGCGCTCAGCCCGACATCCGACCTTCCTGCCAATCTTCGTCTTACTCCTGAAGACCTCGCAAATCCGCGCAGGAATTCTATGGAATCAATGGTTGATCTCGTTGCTAGGGTCAATCAACATCGCCGCCGCATGGCAATCGAAGCTGAAAAGAAAGGTAACGAAGCGATTCGCGATTACCCCGATTGGAATGTTGTAAAAGAATATCCCGACGGTTATCG